GAAGAAGAATTACCTCCTGAAGATGGGAGATATTTCGTAACAAATAACACCGATCTTGCGTGCGACTATGGAACAGCGGTATACGATGGGATAGGTTTTTTAATAGATGGAGTATATAAAAATCCACTGTATTGGGGACGAATTCCTATTGTTTTAAGAAGATATGGAAAAGTAAACCAAGGAAATGATGCCAACGAGCCCTAAACAAGATCAGAGCTTTTGCGAGGCAACACACCGCTTTAATATATGGGTTGGTGCTGTACGTAGTGGAAAGACACACGCAAGCATAGAGCGCTTCATTGAGGACTTAAAGAACGGACCTCCTGGTGACGCTATGATCATTGGGGTTAACCGCACATCTATTCAACGAAACCTATTGGTGCATCTGTATAAGCGTTTAGGCTTTCCATGCCCTACGGAGAAATCTTCTAAGGTCAATCTATATGGTCGCAATGTTTGGATCGTGGGTGCTCCTGATGTGTCTGCCGTAAGTACTATTCAGGGGAGCACCCTCGCGCTGGCTTATCTCGACGAAGCTACAAATATACCTGAACCATTCTTTAAGATGCTTGAATCGCGCCTCAGTGTGCCAGGAGCTAAGTTATTGGCTACGGCGAACCCGAATGGACCAGCGCATTGGCTGAAGAAGGAATATCTTGATAAGCCAGGATTGGATTTAATATGCTGGAATTTCAACTTAGATGATAATCCTGTTTTGGATGAAGCATTTAAGAAGCAACTCAAAGCCTCTTACACGGGAATGTGGTATAAAAGATTTATTTTAGGAGAGTGGTCGCTTGCCCATGGAGCTATCTACGATAACTATGATCATTACAACGAATATGAAAATGACTTCCCTACTCCAAATTATTATATTGTCGGGATTGACTACGGGACGACAAATGCAACTGCAGCTGTATTATGCGCTGTTTCGCCCAGAACTTGGCCCCAGATACGAATTGAAGCGGAATATTACTATGATTCGGCTAAGAAAGGTAGGTCCAAGACGGACCAAGAATTGGTACGAGATATCAAAGATTTCATCGGTTATAAAAATGTATCTGCTATCTACGTGGACCCTGCTGCGGCCTCATTTAAAATTGCCCTTCGCCAGGAAGAATTGCCCGTACTTGATGCGAACAATGATGTTCTCCTTGGAATCAAAATTTGCTCAAAGTTTATTGGCGGCAAGAACATAGTCATTCACCGCGGGTGCACCACACTACGCGAGCACCTACAATCATACGCTTGGGACTCCAAGGCTGCTGATAGAGGCGAAGACAAGCCCGTGAAGCAGAATGACCATATACTCGATGCGATGCGTTACGCTGTGTGTAGCGCGTTCCCAACGGGTGAGTTCGCACATGCTGATGAGCACATATCATATGAGCAGCTACGCAAGCAGGTGTTCGGTTATGATGAGACAAACTTACTAGGACACAATGGGGGAGGGTATTTTTGATTAACACCAACAACCTAAGACCTGTCAACTCAACGGCAAAAAGAGTGATGCAAAAAGGTATTGCATATGAAGTAAAAAACTATGAGCCCACACATTCTCATGTACCACATCAAAATCGACTAAAAAATAAAATTATTAAACATTCAATTGCACAAGCGAGTTTTACAGATTTTACTGGACACAAACAAGGTACTTTAACGGTTGAGAGATATGTAGGAAAAGGATGGAGCTGTAGATGTGTTTGTGGTGAATATGAGATTAGAACAACAAAATCTATAAAAAATCATATACAATTCAAGGAATCTATAGAGCCTGATATGTGTGAAACATGTAGGCATATGAGAAAAATAAAAGAGATTGCATCGGCAAGAGCTCAAGGATATTCAATTAGAGAATATCAGGAAAAATTTACTCCTAGACATAGGCTAACTATAAAGGAGTTAAAGCGTGAAGCGGCCGACAAAAACGTGAAGTAAATAATTGCTTAATCTCCTAGAATGTGATATAAAAAATTTAAATCACATTGCTATGGGTATCATACATGGGTTCATACGAATCAGGTCAGTATTCTTTAGGCTACATGGATCCTTCGGACGTGCAGGCTAAAGACCTGAAGCAAATGATGGATTCTTTCTATAACGCCCAATATCCCCTCAATAGTGCCCACTGGATGCAAGGTGCAATCGACAAGCGTTTTAAGGTAGGCGACCAGCAGCTTTACAATCAATTATATGGTAATCAAGGTCAGCAAGTTCAAAAGTTCTTTTTCAACTTGATTAGACGCCACATCAATATGATCGCGGGCTATCAACGCAAGAATCGTAAGTCTACTATCACTATCCCCAATCAGGAAGACACGGACACACTAGCCGATGACTTCAACAAAGTAATGCGCTGGTGCGATGACCGCGATGGATTCCAAGAATACTTATCCCAAGCATTTGAAGGTGCAATTGACACGGGTGAAACTCTGCTTCATATGTATCCTGATTATACTTTTGATCCGGTATCAGGGGATCTATTCACGGATAACGTAGGGTATAATAATTATTTGATTGATAGCTATTACCGCAAGCAAGATCTAAGCGACTGCAATGGGATATGGCGCAGACGTTGGACTTCTAAGCAGATGGCTAAGTCTCTAATACCTGGATATGCTCAAGAGATCGACAAGATGAAGCCCGGTGGAATGAAGGATGGACGATTCCCACTACAGGCAGAGCTACAGAATGTTGCTACAAGCAATCTATTCACCTATGACGAATTCTATTATCGCACCACCCGACCTGGTAAGGTCATTCTTGATCCGTATAGCGGTGAAGCTACAGAGTGGAAGGAAGACGAGGCCGAAGAAGAAGGGATGATGGAGCGCGTGCTTGCGCAACAGCCTTGGCTTCAAGTACAGAACATCGAAGTTCCCACTGTGAAGCTTGTCATCTGCCTATCGGGTAAGATGGTGTACCATGGAAAGAATCTACTGAACATAGATGAGTACCCTTTTGTTCCCACTCAATGCTATGTAGAGAACGATATTCAGGCCTACGCGTGGCGTAAGATGGGGGTTATCCGCAATTTGCGTGATAGTCAATTTTTATATAACATGCGCAAGGTGATTGAACTACAGCTGCTACAAAGTTCTTTAAATGCTGGATGGATATACCCCGTCGATGTAGTGACAGATCCAAAAGCATTTAGACAAACAAGCGGTGGTGATGGTTTCTTAATCCCACTCAAATCAGGGCGTTCCGTAGGCGAAATTCAACGCATCGAACCCGTAGCAATCCCGCAATCACTACTCGAACTATCCGCTAGCTTAGCCGAAGACATCACGAAAATATCAGGGGTCAATGAAGAACTACTGGGATCGGCCACCGACGATAAGTCTGGAATACTTTCAATGCTACGACAGGGAGCAGGTCTTACGACACTTCAAACTATATTCGATAAACTCGACTATACGCAAAGACTATACGGAAAGATTAGATTGGCGGCGATTCGTCAAAACTTCAGTAAAGGTAAAGTTCGTAATATCCTTGGACACGACGCAGACCCACGATTCTGGAGCAGTCATTCACAGAAGTATGCAATTGCTGTCGAAGAAGGTAATTACTCTACAACTCAACGACAGATGGAGCTTCAGCAACTTCTTCACTTTAAAGAAATTGGACTCGATGTGCCCCTCAAGTCAATTATCCGTGCTGCTTTCATTACCAATAAGCAACAGCTACGTAAAGACATGGAAGAGCAGTCACAGCAACAAGAGCAGCAGCAGCAAGCCGAATCCGCCCAACAAGAGAAGATGGACAACGCTAAAATTATGGCACTCTTTTCTAAGTCCAAAGTTGATATGGCACGTGAACAAGATCTTCAAGCTTCATCTCAAGAACGCATGGCTAAGATTCAAGATATTTTTGCTAGTGCAGAGCATAAGAGTACGCAATCAGATCTCGACTTGGTTAAGATGATGGTAGAGCTAGAAGATATGCAATTCATGCAGTTTAAGAATGCCTTTGAGTATGCTCAAGCTGTAAAAATGGCCAATAAAGAAGAACAAATGGCGGAGACTACCGCATAGGAGTACTTATGAAGCAACATACAGAAGCAGCGGCCCATCTTCATGCTAAGATGCATGGACACAAACAGCATGCGGTCTATCCCCATGAGCCTTTCCCGATAGAGTTGTACCCTAAAACAGACTATCCACGTGAAGGATATCCGCGTGACAGTTTCCCGCGTTCAAGTTATCCACATGAAGCTTATCCGCGCGAACCCTACCCTAGCGCACTTTATCCACAGAGTTCTCATCCATACGATAAGAATTCACAATTGCCACGTAAATAAGGAGCCTATATGAAAGAGCCAAAACAACATAACGTCCATGAAAGCAAGCATGGGTCAGTCTCTGCTATGCCACAGTTCAACGAGGGACCATGGAAGCGCGAGATCACCGATACAATGTGCGGTGGTGGACGCTACGCATCTGAGATGAACACTTGTGAAGAATACAGACAACAAGTTGACAAACTCGCGAAGTATGTGAAGAGCCACAGACAAGAGCATTAATATTTAGCGATTAAGGCGTCTTCCTGCTAAGTGGAATACCGCCGCCATATGGAGGGTTATGACACCAGAACAGATTAAAATTAAGAAGTTAAACGACGCGTGGATTAAACGAGAAAACCCTTTGAATGTAATTACGCAAAGAAACAGAGCAAAAAACATGCTCAGAAAGCAATTGGATGAGATGACCGTCAACGCAATAGGGAAGAATTTGTGGGCAAGAAAGTTTAAAAGCGTTAGAGGATAAAGATGAAAGTTGCTGTGATCAGTTGTTATCCAGAAGAGTTTGAAGACAAACTTAATAAGAAGATCAATGAGATTAAGGATTTTCCAAAAGATCCAAAGAAACCCAGACAACATGGGCATGTTATTGATATAAAATTTTCAATAGATGGATCTTTATCTCACTCAAAGGTGATAGCATTAATTTTATGGGATGGAAAGGAGGATATATGACTAAGCATATCAAGCACGCGCCGGACTACGAGAAGAACGTTACCGCGGACGTTATAAAACATGGTGATAGTCCAACTATTCCCGAGGGTCAATGGGAATGCTACCGTGATATCACTCCACACGGTGACGGATCAGGCTGGGGCGCATTCCTTCCACGTGTAGCAAAGGGAAGACCTACGCCACACACTAAGACTAATGAGTGTGATCACTAGTCTATAATGCTAATTATAAGATACTTCCCAAGGAGAAAGAACATTGAATGCTATCAAAGAGCCATACGATCCCACTTACACATCCAGGTTGATGCGTGTTAATGCCGATATAATCA